AAAAATAAATAAAGAATAATCTACTCTCCTTACCCCGCAATAGGGTAAGGAGAGTAGTATTCTATTCTGTCAACGTTCAATTCTCTTGTTAGCTCGTCTATTGTAAATAGACCTCGCTGATTAGCGCTCAGTGCGCTTATTAGTTCGACTAGATAAACTAGTCTCACTCCAAGATCACCTCTCGGTTCTCTTGTTAGCGAATGCTGCAAAGATTTGTCCTGGCATGGTGTCTGCAGTAAATGAGGCCATTCTAGCCACACTAAAGCTACTTTGGATATTAGCCACACTGGTACGTAGCCTACGTTTCAGTTTATCAGACAAGTAAATCTGTTCATTTAAACCTAAACCGCTCAGTACTGCTAAGTAATCCATAAACGGTGTATCATCATCGAATAGGTCATTAGCTAGACCTAAAGCAACCTCCATCGCAGCACCACCACCAGCACCAGCTAAACCACCTACTAGACCACCACCGATCATCTTAAACATGGAACTCTCTACATTGAATGTTTCTGATATCGGCATTGCAATGGTTTCTTCCATGGGTACAATACTGAAGTTTACCGTAATAGACATTACGTGCCCATCAGGAGTAAATCCCATGGTACCGTCACCACGACTAATGGAGAGCGAATCAATAGCACCCAAACGAGTCTGCATTCTACCTTTGTCGTAAAACTCTAAGTAGAATGGATTAGAGTGGGAGTGTTTACCAGTAGACAATGGTAAGGCTAGTGCCATGATACAGGCCAGAGGAATGAAGATATCATTCAGTGCACTTCTTCTATTGGCATAACGGGAAGTTAAAGTGAAAGAGTACCCTGGTTTAGGTTGTTGTGCTTCACTAGACTCCCAGTATTTTGGCATATCTAGAGTACCACCACCACCCATGATCGCAAGACCACCTAAACCAATAGCCTCAACCGTATTCTCTAATATACTTTTTACTCCACCTACCATGGTTTCCATTAAATTAGCAAGTGGATTATCCCCTATGTTACCGCCAGATAGGTTAAACATGACGGAACGAGAGGAGGCCGCAGCTGAGTTAATCTTTTCAGCTAGAGAAGAGGGTTTAAAGTTATTAGAGAAAGATTCGGATACTGAACCCGTATCATCTACCCTAAAGGAGATAAATGCACCACCGTCTCTTAATTCAGACTCCAGTAGTGTTTTAAAAGACGGATTACTAATTTCTTCTTCGGTAGGTGAGTCAGCAGAATCAGCTTTAGCTGCACCGCCACCACTAGCCCCAGCAGCGCCTTTATCTTGTTCCTCCTTACCTGACAGCATTTTATAAGGAGCAGCAGCCAGGTAATTCTGGATATAGCCAGATAAACTCATTCCAGAACGACCACCTGACCTCTCTTGGTATATCCTATTTAATAGAGAATTCATTGAAGCCTTACTGATATTGGTACTTTTCATTAAAGCCTCTTGTCTAGCGTGAGCCAATCGTTGAGCCCTAGTGGCTATTTTAAATACGTCTAATTGTACACCGCCTTGATGCATACCCAACGCATCAGCAATATCAGGGAATAGAGAAGTGAGATGATTGTACTCTGCCGCAGAGGTCTTTTCTGGTAAGTCTACGCCTTCACCATTAATTGGTTTACCATTGACATCGAGTGGTACAGAAGGATAGAGCAAACCTAAGTTTACCATGAAGTGGTTAACAATCGTTTGTACTGCTGTCCAGTACAATGGCATAGCTGGTTTTAGGTAAGCATAACGTCCACTAGGTTTTCTCATGAAGAAGTTGACTGCTTTACCTACCAAACCCACTAGAATGAATGGTAAGGCCACTAAGCGAACAGCACCAGCTAACACCTGAGAAGCTGCTCGAATAAACATGAAGTCCGCACCCCTGCCTTTATTCGCCAATGAAGCACCCGCAGGTGAATACATACCAAACAAGAAACCGGTTAATGAGTTAAATGCCATGGTACCGGCTCTAAATGACACCACACGGTAGTTATCATCGTAGGTTTCACTAAAGTAAGGACCTAAACCATCCATCCCTTTACCTGCCATGAAGCTATTGGGATTTAAAGGATCACTGAAGTAGTTAGGTTGTGGTAGGGGATTAATCACTAAAGAACCCCCTAGTCCAGTATCTTGGAATTTAAAGTCAGCTGAAGACCAAGTACGCATTTCAATCGGAATACCGTCTAAGTCTTCTTTCCCGACTAAGAACAGGTCTCTTACCCAGTTCTTATCGTTAAATTTAGCAGAATTTCTATCTGCTGCCATGGTCTACCTCCGAAATGATAGAAATAGTTAGTAGAATAGTATAGTCAGAGAAAACGTTTAAGCCATTGGCTGGTAGGTTTATTTGTGAAATTAGATTATCCAGCTATTTTAAATAAACAGGAGTATGTTTACATGGCTAAGAACAAACGTTCCCCTATTCCTGCTAAAGGTGCTTTAGGGAAAGCTAAAGGAAAAGGTAAATCATCCACTATTGCAGGAGCCAATAGTGAGAAAGACAAGAAAGTAACCGTATTTAACTCGGTAGAGGATAAGAACCTACAAACCAAAGATGCTTACGAAGCAGAACTCTCCTCTACCATTAACTCGCTTTATAAGTTCAGTACCACCATGAGTCTAGGGGATATTAGTTCCTCCTTAAAAGGTGGGGTGGGTATGCTCAGTAAGATTACTGGCTACATCTCTAAAGCCAGAGAGATAGGCGAGAAGGTAAAGAGTGGTAATATCCTAGACGCAGTAGGTAATCTAGCACCAGGTGCTAAGTCTGCCATGCAGAAAATGGGTATGGACCCTAGCATTGTCGATAAGATACAGGCTGCTGCCCAAATGGGGGTAAAAGCAGCTGATACTTATAAACAGATTAAGAGCGGTAATCTTAATGTGTTAGATGGTGCTCAAGCATTAGCTAAGAGCATCTTAGGGGTAGAGCTACCCGTAATTAAAGACATCCAAGCAATACAAGCTGCTGTAACAGGGATTATTTCCGAATACTCTAAAGCCGGTATTGCCCTAAAAGAAGAGTGGAAGAAGTTAGTACAGGAATGGAATCCTAAAACCAATTCAGCTGAAAACAATAGCTGGAATATGGGTACAGACATTGCTTCTACTCTCTTACCAGAACTCGCTAAGAATGGTGATTACGAAACCATGTTAGCAGCGATTGCTCATTCTGATCCATTGAGAATGGAGAAAGTGAGTGGTGATGTGATTAGTAAGATGCTAAAAGAATACAGTAACAATACCGTATTCAATCGACAGAGAACACCACAAGAGAACTATACGCTAATCATGAAAGTGATTAAAGCGTTTAGAGGAGGTGAATTCCTCTGGGTAGATAGAAACAATCCTTCACGTAAAGGATTCAATCTAAAACCCTTTATGGATGCTTCTCAAGACTTCAAAAAGATTGCTACTCTTAATCTGGCTAGTAAAGCTTACTTGAAAGATACCGATACTTCAGGTATTTTGCATTACAACTACACCGATGATAAGAATGAAGTATTGGTATTGCTGACATCAGTATTTAAACAAACGACGACTAACCATGATGCTGAACTGAGAAAAGACTTCTCTGAATTCATGGGTAATAAAACCAAACCCGTAAAGTCATTGGTTACACCTTCTGAGTTTAAAGCCAATATTACTATCTAAAAAGAAATATAAGATAGGTTATCCTCTCTACTCCCCGTAATAGGGAGTAGAGAGGAGTAGCTTATTTCTCTAATTGAGAAGATTCCACTAACTTAGGTTTCAGTTTGTTCAATACACGAGTCATTTGTTTATCCCGCATCTTAAACTTACCTTTCTCGTCAATGTAGTAAGCCACGAATGGCTTATCGTTCTTCAAGAAGAGTTCTAATAGAGGTGGTGAGGATAGAATCGAGTAATAGAGAAAGGTCTCCATGATGGTATCGGATACGTATTTCTCATTGAAGATACTCTCTTCTTTCCCTTTAGCCAATTGAGATAGGTAATCCCTCAACTCATTGCCATTCATCTCACGAATCTTGTCATTCTTCTCTTTCAGCTTATACCACTGAATAGCGGTGTATACTGAGACGAATGAACCGTATTGTGGGTGATGAAACACGCGATGTGATTCAATGGTTAGGTTTCTACCGAGTAGGGTATTGGCTACTTTGTCAATTCGAGTGTGGTCTACCCCATCTAAACTGGGGTTGATGTTACTCAAATCCACCTTCTTCATCTTCGGATACCGCTGAAGATTATCATTCATGTTGCCCCCTGTTGTTACTCTTGCTCAGCTCCTTCTGTATCACGGCGGCGAGGACGACGAGAATTGTTGCGTTTCTCGTGGTAGTTAGCCAGGTTGGATTCAGGGGCTTTGTGTACTTCATCGTGGATTCCTGATTTCTTTATATATTCAGGAGTCAGGTCAGGTACGACATTGTCGCTAACACCCATGTTACCGATGTGGTAGGTGTAGGATTTCACTGTACCCGATTTTCGTTGCATACTGATAGAGATGTCTACCCATTCCAAGTCCAGAATGTGCAGAAACTCACCCAGTACTTTCACGCTGATGAAGTCACGGGAGAACTCCTTCAAGAGACGAGAACGCTCGGCATTCAAGTCATTTCTTGAAAGAGTGTTATTGTTGTACTTCTGTAGAGTCGATTCGATGATCTCCTCCATTTGGGTGAAGGTGATCTTCTCATCCTCGAACTGAGGACAATCCACTTTACCCTTACCGTCGTAACGGTCTTTGACGATTTTACGTAAGAGTGCTGCCAACACCCCGCCCCAAGTAGCGGGGATGTCCTGCATAGCACCATCTTTGGATTCAGTGATCTTTCTAAACCCAGTCAATTGTAAGTTTTCTTTAATGCTCATCGTTAGATTCCTTTTTGTTTTAGATTCAACATTGGCTCCACGGTTTAGGTGGAGAATATACTAGTTACGGTAAATGACCAATTCATCTACCATTTCATTAACCGATAAGGCTACTAGGATAGCAAACCTTATACGGGTTAATACGGCATACGCTTGTAAGCGCTTTACTTCCTTTAGTAGGTTAATAACCGATACCAGATAATTCGATAAAATCTCCTTATCGGTACCCCGAGCATTATACCTAAGGTACTTCCTTAGGGTATAATAGTTGTCAGTAACACTCACCATGAATACACGAGCAACATCTCTTAGGTCTAATGACTTAAGATAGGTATTCAATCTGGTTTGTTCTTCTACCGTGAGGTAAGTGTTCTCTCTGTATTTTAATCCATATACCTGCTCTTCGTATTCCATGAAGTAGGTATTGGGAATCTCATCACCCAGATAGTCTATTCTTTCTAACTGGATTTGGAAATACCACAGTAAGCTATCGACCATTCCTTCCGTCGTAATACCGACATCACTTTCTTTAAATAAAGCGATATTGGCTAAGTGCTTTTCTCGTATTTCCTTTTCGTGGTCTTTCAATGTTTCTTTTATCTTCTCTTTACTGCTAGAGAGAAAAGAGTGAATTTTGTTTAATAGATTCGGCATTTGAATAATACTCCAATTTGGAAACGCTCGTATTTACGTACATTTCTTTGAATAGATACATTAGAATACGTGAGTTTTTGAAATGAGTTAATCTTTTTCAAAATCACGTCTCTTATCACTTCAATAATATAGCCCTATAATCTTCTAGAATATAGGCTAAGAAGGAACATTAAAGATGGAACAGTTTATCGAAGATCATGCTACTGCTAAAAGCAGTAGACCACCACTGGGAATCGAAGCATTCTCCGTGAGTGGTAGTGTTTCTAAACACGATAGACAAGGTATCTTGGATGAGAATACTAAGTTAAGGCAATTGATTGCTCGAGGTATTCTAGCCCAGGACAATATCTTGGCAGATAAAGACATGATTAATGTCGCATTAAAAGCCATGGCTGATAATGATAAAGTCGTGATTGCTCAGGCTCGCTTAGCGGTAGATGAGGAATCCAATAATGCTTCTAAAGATCTGGTGGCTGCTATTGTTAGTGAAGTCATTGGTCGCCCACTTAGCACACCCAGTGTTAATCCTGAGATTAGAAGAGACATGGATATCGAATTGCCGAATGCCTCTCGTGAGATTAACGATGATGAGCTAGTAGTCGGTACAGAGCAGCTCAGTGAAGCTGAGGTACTCGAACAGCTCAATGGTAGTAGTGAGTAAACCATGAGTACTACATTGAATCTCGAAGAAATGAAGGGAGGACACGATAGTGGCCGAACTGAATAATCTCACTCCTTATTCATTGGGGATTGCTGCTGTTAACTTAGAATTAGGTACGGATATCCTAACTGTTTATCCACAATCGATTCTGCCCATGCGAGATGGTGAAGTGATTGATGCCATGGAGGAGACTAGCCAAACCATTACGGATTCCTTTGGTCGTACTTCTACCGTAAAAATCAGTACCTCTAACGCGATTAAAGCTAAGTGGTATTGTCAGGACCCTAACCTCATGACACCACCTAATGTCAGACGTGGTGCTAAGGTCATGCTGTGGCGTCAAGCCAATACAGATTACTTCTATTGGTCTACCACGACCAATACTGACAATTACCAGAAGTTAGAGGAACGTGTCTATGGTTACTCTAATACCAAGAACGAAAGTGTAGACCACACTAAAGACCCTAATGCTACTTGGACTCAAGGTGTTTCTACATTAAGAAAAGAAGTCAATCTTATCCACACGACTAAGTCAGATGGAGAACAATGGGCTTACGACATCAATGTCAATGCCAAAGAAGGCTTTATTGTCTTAAAAGACGATATTGACAACATGATTAAAATTGATTCTAAGAACCACATTATCCGCCTACAGACTACAGACGGTGCTTTTATCGAAATCAATAAGCGCAATATCAATATTGGTTGCGATAACATGAGTACAGTAGCGGATTCTACCATTAGTGAAAAATCCACTAATAAGACCGGTAACTACTCAGCTGGATGGAATACCGAAACACCTGTACATTCTCAGTTAGGTAACTATAATATTACCGGTGGGATTACGGGTAGTCCTGGTAGTGGTGGTAGTGGCTTTACGATTACTGGTGACATTAACCAAATTGGTAGCATTACTTCTACAGAAGACCACAAAGCTGGTGGTATATCACTGATGCACCACATTCATGAAGGAGATAGTGGAGGCAGTACATCTGAACCACAATAGACTTTACTACACCGATAACTCGTTGGTTATCGGTGTAGTATTTAATCTAAGAACACTTTGTTTGTTTTACCAAAACTATAGTAATGAGCGGTGTGAATGTAATCCCTATATAACATTATATCTAATCCTCTACTTTTAGAAAGAGTGAGAAGCTTGTTTTTGTTTCTAGATACATACACGAATCTGTTTTCAATTAATGTAAAGAACTTAACACCGAATAACGCTAACTCTCTTATGCCGCCATCCAAGTCAATCTCTACGTTATTAGTGCCATCCAATATATTTATAAGGTACATCTCTGGTATAACCCAGTACTTACCACTATATTTTCGGCGGTAATAACGCAAATACATCTTATTCATACCGAGGTATTCTCCTAATTCCCTTTCTGAGGAGAGGTAAGCGGTTATTCCAGTAATCAAATTAGTAACTTTTAAACCATAGCTAAAGTTATTTATATTAATAGAATTCAATATCTCTACATAATCACCACCTTCCATTTTTGGTTGGTATCCTTTAGGCCACAAATACCCATTTACCTGACCTTTCTGATAACGGTCCAATATACATGTTCTATTAAGATTGAAAAAGTCAGCACAGTCACTAAAGTTTCTGAAACAGTGTTCTGCTCCTGTAAATAGGTTTTTAAGGTATATCTTCCTCCACCTAACATCGTCTTTTGGTCTAAGACCCATTTCAACAGCATGCCTAACATTCTCTCGCTGAGTAATCACTTCTAAGTTTTCTAATCTGTTGTCGGATCTATCCCCATTAATGTGGTTGGTGACATAACGGTGTGGGTTAGTAGACATTTCGTAGGTCATGTTAGTTTCTTTTATTTTTCTATAGTCTTCTGGCCTAAATGTAGCTAATACCAAATGGTGTATTCTTGGGTTGGTTTTCTTGTTGTTATTGTTGCGATCTGTCAGTGTAACACAATAGTATCTCGTATTGAGAACAGGTTTAAGAATGTTATTGTTAGCTGCATTCTTTATGGTTCCATTGCGATTAATTAAGTATTCTGGATACATCGGGATTGGTACAAATTCTTCTTGTTCACTGTGCATTTAATATCCTATATGTTGTTTTGCGTCAAAACTCAACGAAAAGTACAAATTAATTGCACCTGCTCGGCGGGTGAATCTGGTGAACCCCATTAAGAGATTTAGTAGTAAATAGCAATTGCTGGGCCATAGAAGCTCTTAGAAAGCAATTAGACTATAGAGTAATACCTTTGTACCATTTTGCATTAAATCGCGTATACGCGCTTCCTAGCGCCTTCTACGCTCATTCTGTACTTTCGTACTAAAAACTCAATATAGAATGAAAATAGACCTACTCCTAACGATTCGTTAGATAGACACTACTCTCTACCCCCTTAGTGGAGTAGAGAGTAGTCTTGTCTTATTTGTTTTCAGGTGTAGGTAGTACAAAGTCATCTGGTAGTACGATACAGAATTCTCGAGTATCCACAAAGGTAAAGCCTATCAATAGACTGAATAGCTTTTCCATCAATACCTCTTTACTACCCATTTCTTCTAACAACTCATCAATTCCATCACTGGGTAAGAGTAAGTCTTTACTCTCCTGCTCAATCTGCCTAATCTGGTCAGCAGCTTCTTTTCTAGAGAGAGGAAAGACCTTAGGTACCATCATCACAACCGAATCAAGTCTGTGTTTAGATAAAGGTACCCAATGGTACAGTAACCAATCGTACCAATCGTAGGTAAAGAAACCCACTACATTCTCATCTAGAAAACCAGGAGTAATATCCGTATAAGGAGAATTGATTACCCTAACCGGTACCATGTTATCAGTATAGTACTTTAAACAGAGTACGAAGTCGTTAATCTCTTCCTTATTGAGTTTGTAAGGATAGATGTTTAAGATAAGCTCAGTACGGTTAATCTTACCTTCTCTAGTGGAATTGTAGATATACCTAGCTACGGTATCTCTTAAATTCACTAAGAGAGTAGTCGGTTTAGAGTGCTGTAAGGTATTGAGGTTTCTCTCTTTATAGCGTTTCCTAAACTCATGTAAGTCTATTCCATCGAAGTCATCTCGCTCACGAGTAAAGTATCCGTTTAAGAGTATCTCTTCCGTGAGAATATCATCCATGGATTCTAGTACCGCTAAACGAGTATCGAATAAGCAATCAATATCCACTAGGATACCATGGGATTTGGCTTTTTCTTTATCATTCGCTATCATCCCTTACTCCTTTAAATCGGAGTAGTAGATAATGAAGTTATTGATGCAATAGCGATAGTTTTCCTTAAAGGTAAAGATTAAGGCTAAGAGTACTCTTAACCAGCGATTGTCTTTATCTCTTACCAGCTTTTCGTAATAACTGGTATCCGCACTACTTTGCTCGTCTATCAATTTACCCATAAGGTTATTGAGGTCATTGGGGTAATGCACTACGTATAGGCAATATACCTGGTGTAATACGATAGAGAGCAGGGAATCCGGTAAACCTCTAGGACCTAAGTGTTTCTTACTCAATTCACTTAGAGTATCGTAATTGAGGTAATCGATTAGATTATACCGATAACGAAGAGAATCAATGTTGCTGTATACCTTGGTTAAGTCTTTATCACTGCACTTAGAGAGTACTTGAGCAAAGACTTCGTATAGCCGATACTCCATTTGTTTTAATGGAGACTCCATAACCTCTTCTTTTAGGTTAGTGAGATACTCACTGGCTTTAAGGTAGTTGGCTTTCTCTTTATCGGTTTTATTCAAGCCACTGAAATCAAAGTCTTCTAATGTTAAATTGGTTTCCATTCATTTCTCCTAATACAGCAAAGTTGATTTTAGCATCATGGCAGTTAAGTAAGAGTGTAGCATCTTATTGGCTCCTACTTGACCAGTATAAGGTTTCAATGCATTAGCTGATGCTTGCCCCATCTTAACAATAGATTGTTCCAATAAACGATTACCGTTTTCAGAACCACCCCTAAAATGCATCATTTCCTCAGCGGTCTTAATCAAACCCATGGATAAGAGGTTGTTTACCTCAGGATAAGAGATACGACCACCTTTAGATTCGCTACCGGTAGCTTGAAGGGTGAAGGAATCAATGTGACTATTGTCTTTAGGAATAGAGATTTTCTTAGAAATCATCTGTTGTTGAATACGTACCGGTAGATGCAGTACCATGGACTTCTTATTGGAGAGTTCACGTGAACCATCATCCGAGTACATCCAGATTTTGTGGTAGAAGTTGATGTTGTATTTATCGGCTACATTCTGTAGATTGTCGATATCCAAACGGTAATCGTCTTCACCTACCGGAGTAATAATTTGTAGGTAATCCTCTTCATTCTGGAATTTTACCATCAATTCTTCGAATTCTTTATCGCTTAATGCCTCTAAACGTTTACGGGTACGTTCTCCGTTATCTGATTTAGGAAGCATAGCTTGCACTAACTTTACTGCGTAGTCAGTGGCCTTTTTTCTAGCTTCAATTTGGCTCATTTGTCTTTGTCCTTCTTAAGCTAATATAAATAGAAATAAAACACACAGTAGTCATTCAGACTACTGTGTGTCTATCTATCGATTAAAATAGTTTAGGTTCTTCTACAGAAGTATCTTCCTCTACGGTAATCTCACCATCCTGCTGAGTCTCCTCAATGGCTTGATTGACTTCCTTGGTAGTGAATTCACCAGTAACGGTTTCTTCACCTTGAGTGAGAGAAAGATTCTCTTCTTCATCGAAAAGACCAACAGTTGCCTGATTGGCTTTTTCTGCTTCCTTCACCAATTCACCTTGTACCGTAGCGAGGTCACGTAGAGATTCAGCCAATTCCTCAATCTCATCTTCCTGCTCATTCTTCACAAACCAGTCTTTATCCAGTTTACCGTTTTTACCATATTCACTCATGTAAGGGAAGATGGTTTTGTCCAGTAATTCCAACCACTCTTTAGAAGGCAATACATCACCTAAGAGGGTGCGGGCATTTAGGGTAGAGATACCTGATGCGACACCGAGTTTGTAAATCAAGAGATTCAGTTCACGATTGAGTACGTAAATCTGCTCGGTAATGGGTTTGTTTACCAATAAGGCTTTAAAGGTATTCTTATTAAAACCCATTTCGTTAAACATACCGACAAAGTCGATTTCATGCTTTTCACAAAGCTCTTTCACATCCCTCAGGATGAGATTCGGGTCAGTAATGAAGGCTTCTAAAGATTCGTCCTTAATACCGATACCTTCAATTTCCTTCTTACCGGTAATCTTTTCGTACTCTTCATTGGCTTTATCAATGTCGACGTACTCTACTTGATCCAAAGTATCCATATTGCATTTGTTCCTTAAAATTGACTATTTAGCGTTATCACGCTTTGCCTTAGCAGAGTTATCCTCTATAAGACTATTCGTTTCAGAAGCATTCACCATTTGTTTGGCATACTTCTTCTTAATGGTTTTCTTATCACTCTCTAACCAGAAAGGATGATAAGTACCTAAAGCCATCCGCATGATGTCTAATGTAGAGAGTTCTAGTTGTTCATGTGCCGTATCATCGAGAGAATACCAGTAACGGGTATCCAGAATCATGTCCCAAGAGTATCCATTCTGTTTTACTTTCTCGTATAGAGTAGCAGGAGTCAGCTCCAATAGACGTTTGTCAATGGCTCTTAAGTGTTCAGCCCAGTACTGGGACATCTGCAGCATGTCAGCACAGATGCTAATAGCACGAGATAAGCGATGATTTTCGTCTAAGAGACTACGCACAGTCGTACGAGAGAGTTTTACTTCGGGTAAGAGAACACAAGAGACATCTTTAAAGTTATCGGTACCGGTGATTTCACCCGTTAAACCGTACATGCCATGTTGGCGTAAGAAGTGGAAATGGGTCAGGTTCTCTAAAATACCATACTTCTGGGAAACGATGATTTCCAAATGATAACCGGAAGGACCGGTTTTACACCGCCATTGTTGCATGGTGACGATATTCAAGTCATCGGGATTGTTATCTTCACCTGCATCTCTCAGTGGGTACTTCTGTACGTTCTTATCGGTTTTAAAGTGCAGTTTGTTTACGTTCTTGATTAGCCACATGCAGGTGGACAAGAACATGATGTTTTCAGGTACCCCTTTTAGTTTCTTACCGGTTTCGGAGTATTGAGAAGGTTTGTGTTGTGGTGCATAGGGGTCTAACTGGAATGCTTGACCATAATGAACGGTACCGGTAAAGTAGGTATTGGTGCCTACCAACAAGTCTGGTAGTTGGTCAATCATGTTTTTCTTGAAACGACCGGAGTTCATGGCCACCATGTTTTGTTTAGCATCCCCTAAGTCGGTTTTATCGTAAAGCTCTTGAACGGCTTCTACAATAAACATGGAAATGGAGTCAATGCTAACAAAGGTAGGTAGGAGAATCTTGATGGCTTTACCATTTTTATTAATTAGCGGAGTGTCTACTTTAAAAGAAGCACCTTGTTTCTTCTTAGAAAGCATCCAGTCTTTAGCCATCTTAAACCATTCGTCTCCTTTGTAGAGCGATGCTTCGGTTACTAACCAGCGAGGATTCTCTCCTTCGAACCAATCAGGTTCATTGGGTTTAACGATTCTTCTTAGTCTCAGCTCTAGACCAGGAATATAGGTATTGTTTTCGGTATCGTATTTCTGTCCAGGACTTAAGTGGTGTGCTCGAAAGGCAGCGACTTGATTGACGTAGTCGGCTAGGGCGGATTTGTATGAGTTTCCTGGCCCCACGAATATAATGGAGCCATTATGCCCGCCATTGGTGAGGTATTGGCCATTAATGGCTTTTACAGGTGAGCCAGTGGGGATGTCCATCAAGCACCCTACGTTTAAGTTTACCCGTAGGTATGGGGACTGTTTCGCTGGCATTTGAAAAAATTCAGACATGTAAAACTCCGTTCTGTCTAATGATGATTAGATGGGGTAAAGAGCATGTAAAAGCATCGGTTTTTTGTTCAGATATTGGGAAGAACCGATAGAATTTAGATGTCTCGTTTTCGATTAAAAATCAGAGTATATTTAGAAGGAATTGAAGTGATGGAAAAAAACGATTGGCATGTCTCCGTAGCCTTGTCTGTAGAGGCATTAAGAAGCGATATCTCTGCTCTAAAAGAGATGGGTGTCTCTAATGAGGGTCTGGCTACTACGCTAAGTAATCTCTTTAGAAACACCTACAATACACTGCGCTTATCCATTAGTGGTTTCTTGGAAAAGAATGACTACGGTGTATTGAAGCTGGATGAGAATCTGGTACGTAAACTGGATAAGAATAAACTGAGTAAGAACTACGCTTACTTGCTGGATACTCAAGTAGAAGTACCGGTAGGCATGAAAGGTCATTACCTACCCTATACTGAAGTCTCTTTAAAACTCTCTACTTTGTTTAGTGGTTTACAGAGTCAGGTAGAGAAACTGCGTAGTGACATCGGTAGAGTAATCTCTACTGAAAAAGGACTACTGGATTCTACCCTCTTCGATGATAAGTATTACCTAGAAGAGAACAAGGTAGTAAAGAATGTGATTAAAGAATGGTCATTACACAGAGTAGCCAATGACATTGTACCTTCACGTGCTTTTGGTGATGTCTTCCGTAACGGTAATGAATTGGTAGAATGTATTGGTGTAGCTCGTCAGTGTAACAATAATCTTAATCAAGTGAACCGTAAGAAACTGATTGCTAACATTGAGACCACCATGACTTACGTGAAAGACTTAATGGAAGCAGCTAAAGAAGGTTATTCTAAACCCCTGATGTTGAAGATTGCTAATGCGGTAGCAGCAGTAGCTGAGAATGTAGAAACACTCTCTGCTGCTGTGTACAACACTAAGGTGCTGAATGTAGCATTGGATAGTGTTAATGAAAAAGTAACTTCACTAGTAAACTAATATACTATACTACTCTCTACTCCCACCTAGAGGAGTAGAGAGTAGTATAGTCTATCTGTACTTTTGTTCAATATTTTAGATATGAGAAACGTATTAACATTTAATAAATTCTCTATCGATGTAAGGGTATCAACATTTAAGCTGTTTTTCTTCTAGTTTTTATGCTGTAATCCTTACCAGATAAGGGTTCTAGAAATATGGAGTATTGGAAAATCACTTGGTTATTAAGATTCTTATTACTACCAGTGAAATTAAACGCCAGTTTTGTCTTATTATCATTAATGATTTTAAACACTCAAATTTGAAAATTCTAGATACCCTAATACACACACTTACCTCACAGTCGGTTGCTGGATTTCCAGCTAACCAAAACTCTTGGATTTTGAGCTTAGCGAAAGCTAGCCAAAAAATAAAACAATAGTACCCATCGCTTAGTCATCCAAACTATTCAGCGACAGGTACTATCTCTTCACGAAAGTATAAAATGTTAAACGAAAGAACTTTATTCCAGCAACGACTGGAACAGGAACTCTCAAACTATCAGAAACACTCAAGAGAGCTTCTGATTCAAAAACTACAAGAATACTTACCAAAACACCACAGTTTACACAAAACACTACCTAACATCACTAGCCTTACTAAACTCCGTACTCTCTACAAACGTACCTTAAGAAACCAATTGAAAAGGTCTTATCGTATTAGCAAATCTAAAATCCATAAACCAGACTACACTGACTATCTAGGTATCTGTAGAGAATACACCAGAGAGATGTTCCCAATAGGCCACTACCTTAGGAGAGAATATGTTAAACTACCTTTACCCAAATGCAAGTCATGGGTAGACAAGGTTAATCAAATGCCTAAAGACAAACAACGTAATCTACAAAATGCCTTTAGATCCATTAAAGAATTGGTTGAAACACTGTTTATTGTTCACAACCGAATACTCGTATTACGAATAGACTTATTTACTGAAGAATTAGACTTAGTTAAAGTAAACTCTAGCTATAGTCAGTTATTATCCTGGATACAGAATACCAATAAACACTACATCGCTATGTTCTGTAGTAGGGAATACACGGTTAATAGAGGAATCCATTTGCATTGCTTTATGTTCCTTGATGGTTCTAAAGACGATAATGGATTTGAATTTGTAGGAACGGTAAGAGAAAAATGGAAACAATTAGAGAGTGGTTCGGTTTATTGTGCTAATTGGGACAAGAAAAACTATCCAGATGAGAGTGAAATCCTGGGTATTATCCGCTATACTGACATTAGACAGATTGAAAAACTAGTCTATATTGCTCGTTACTTACTAAAAGACTTAAGTGAAAGGGACTGGTTAATCCAAACAGGCAATAATCCCAAGAGTAGGCTCTTTACCTGTACTCCTGTAGTCGACTACCCCAGTAAATCTAGTAACTACCACGAAACAATAGACTACAATGGTATCGACAATAAACGTAAATGGCTAGTAGACTATCGATGGATTAGACTATTATCCTTACGCAATAGAACCAGTCTCTTTAGCCCTAAGAGCAAGCACTACCTGAAACCTACTGAGATAGTGAGATTAAACCCTTACTACCGTAAGGGAAAGTGGGTGCTACGTTAGTAAAACGAATATGGTTAATACTAGCTACTCTACTCCCCGTAATGAGGAGTAGAGTAGTATTGTCTATTCTGTCTTACATTAAGGTTGATTCTTTAATCTCTTAATCTCTGCTTCTAGCTCCTGAATCTTGTTATAGTACTCTATTACCTTCTCTTCAGCGATTCTTAATTTAGTCTTAATCCCTTCTCCGGTATTGGTTAATTCTAGTAATCGCTCTAAGGTAGGTTTCTTTTCCTTCTTCTTCTCTGCTCTTACCTTCTTGATTCTTTCATGGTCTACGTTATCGACTATGTAAATGTCGGACATGACCATGGATTCTGCTTGAATATCAACTCCTAATTGTAAATTAGCTAATTCCTGGAATTGTTCAATTAAGGCTTCAATATTCTCATCTTTAGGTAAGGCACCTAGACGAATACCGATACCCATAGTGACGTAGGCTACTCCTGTACCGATAGGATAGGATTCTAGATAGTGGAGAGGAAAGGAATAAACAGTACCGGAGTCTGTCTTCACGAAGATGATTCTACCTTCCTTATCCATGTGTTCTTGGAAGAGAGAATCGGGTAAACTGTACTTACGGTAATAGGTAGAGAGCACATCTGTACCCATGTTGATTAATTGACCGTAATTAGAGATAGCAGTACAGGTTAGAGGGGTATTGACTGGGAGGAGGTTATGGAATGGATTATTGAGCTTCCAGAGACCTCTACTCCCTACTATGGGATTATTCAGTAAAGCACTCATCGGTTATACCTCTTCGTTCTTTCCTTCATTTTGTTAAGATTCAGCATTACAGACATTCGTTACACTCCTTTCTGTAATCCTTCATGTTTTCAAGATTTAACATCGTCATGTCTTTGGTTTCCTTTAAGAGTATAGGGGAAAATTCATAGCAGTATAGAGAGAAGGGATAGTGGGATTATAGCTATATGCTCTATTTTGAGCGTATAGCTCGATGATACCTCTCCTAGTAGGGTAGCTTACCTCGATGATACAAACGCTCTAAAAACGCTTCTATGGCCCTTTAAACGCTATATTTATCATCGATGGAGTGACGAGGAGTTCTTTCATTGCTAAAATGAAAGGTTTCCGAGTAAACTACCTTAGTAGCTTAATCGCTCTATAACACGCTCTATAAGCGAGTAATCGCTATTCTTTGTATAAAGACTGGGTAGACTAGTCTATAAAACAATGAAAATGATATTAAACTACTCTCTCTACCCATGGTTAGGTAGAGAGAGTAGTGATTCAGTATTACTTAGTTTCTTCTTTAAGAGAAGGAGTAGGTTTAGAAGGCTGTACTTCCTCCTCTAGGTTATAAGCTTTCTTATTCTCTTCTACTGCTAGTTCTACCCTTACTGGTAATTCTGCTTCTTCTTCAATGACAGTTACAGTCGGTACGTGGGTAGGATAAGTATAATTAGAGTAGCCGGTTACAGTAGTTTCCTCAGTAGGGTGTACATGAGGTTCTAATACGGCTTCTTCTACTGCTTGATTCTGTACCTGTTGTACCTCTTGTAAGGTTTCAATCACGGTACGATAAGCAATCAGCTGTAAAGTAGTGCTCTTTAACATCTCTTCGAGTTTATCGACTCTAGAGAGTGCACTGGTGAGTTCTTTACGAACAGCAGCGAATTCTGCCATCATTTGGTTATCGAAGAGGACTTGGTCCCCTACTTGTTGGGATCTATTTTGCCATTCTTGCATATTTGGTTTCCTTTACTGACGAGTAATGGTAATACCAGTATTAGTTCATCGCTAACCCTATCTAACGATAGGGACAGCTCTTCACTGACGTAGGATCGTGACTCCTACGTTAATGTTAGAAGGAGGTAACACAATGTTATCCTCGCTAATAACACAATACACGATATCGGAGAGTACGGAATACTCCATGAAGGAGTGGGAGATTAAGAAGATTTGGTTATCAGGGAATTCCTCTGCTAGCCTTTCTATCAGCTTAATCACGTTTTCTCGATGTTTGGCATCGAAGGTTCTGCCTGGTTCATCTAAATAAAGTGGATAGTTATCCAGCTTTAGAGACTTCATCACCATGAACTTGAAGGCTAGGTTAATGATTTCACGGATACCATCACTCCCTAGTGAAACATCAGGTTTCAGGTGATTAGAATGCCCTACGGTAATAGGGAATCGATAAGAGAGCTCCTCTCCTGTCTCTACCTTAGAGGGGTGAACAATGAGAGGGTAAGACCAGATAGAGGCAATGAAACCGTTTAAACGAGCTAAGAATATCTTAATATAACCCAATAAACCTTCAGCAATTAAACCATCTTGAGGATTGAGGGCTTCAATAATGGCTTGAAAGACTACTCTCTCCTCTTCTAGAGATTTTACGGTTGTCTCTAATAATTCAATTTGCTTCTGCTTACCGGCTAGACTAATCTGCTTCTTAGAAAGTAAGGCAATCTCTTCCCTTAGGGACACCACAATACGGTGTACCGTATCGTAGAGGTCTTTCTCAATGATCTTGAAGTTAATCTTTTCTTGTTCTGCTGCCTTTTCAGTTACATGGCGTCTATAGTCATCGTAAACCTGATAGCAGTGTAGCTTATCCTCTAAGACTTTCTGTCTTCTCTCGAAGTGAGATAGCTTCTCCTTCAGTTCAATAGACTCCTTCTCGAGTTTCACTAAGGTCTCTTCTAAGGAGAGTCGGTACTTCTCATCCACTCCATTGAGGTTCTTAATCTTCTCTTCAATCTCTTTTAGCTGTAGCAATAGCTCATTCTTCTTCACTTTATCCTTTAATCCCTGTTTGGTTTTATCAATACAGGAATAGAGGTAAGTACCATTCTGGTAGAGTTTCCTCTCTTTAATCTCTTGGATTAAGGGAGAGAATAAACCATTGAAGGAGGAGAGTAGAGTAAGTAACTGCTTCAATACTTCAATATCTCGATTGAGAGTAGTGGCTATTGTCTGTTTCTCTTTTAGAGATTGGGTGAGATTAGAGAGCTTATCTTTCTCTTCCGTTAAGGAGAGATTGAGTTTCTCTAAAGCTTCTTTAGAATAACCTAAATGGAATTCATGATGGCAATTAGGACATTCTACTTTAGCTTGTCTTTCCTTCTCTTTAATCGAGTGGATTCTCTCCGTGATTTTCGCTATTTTAACATTAGATTGGTTTACTGAGTGATTAAGAGTATCTACTTCTTCTTGATATTGCTTTAGGAGGCGATAGGAGAGCGTTTCGCTCTCTATCTTAAGGGATTCCTCAATGTAACGGTTAATCTCGTTGTATTGAGCATTTAGCTGCTTTAGAAGCGATTCTGGATACTCTAAGCTATCGAGGTGTGGATCAATCTCAAATCCCTCTATTTCAGCTTGTATCTCAGTTTGTGCTTTCAATAGGTCTTCTAGACTAGTCGACCTTAATTGATTAATCTCTAAGAGCTTATTCTCAGTTTCGGTATAAGACTCTAAAACAGTACGGTATCGATTCGAGTGAGAATAGCTCTCGTGTTTATAGTGTTCAATGTGTTTTACGATATCACCTGAGTCTTCAGGACGAATGTATTGCTTATAGACGTCTACACTGGATTGATAAAGGTCTTTAGACCAATCGACTAATTCTTTATTGTTCTTAGTCTGTTTAGCGATTAAGTCTTCTAAGTAATCTGGATCATTCATCTCAGGTGAGAAGGAAACCAGATGGTTTAGATATTCGATTTCTTCCTCTTTATCCCGAATGGTTTTATTGATGGTCATGAGGTCTTCACTCTCTAGATTACCCTGAGAGACAGACACCAATTGCTGTTTGGTTTTCTTCAATGCCCCTACGGTATCCCTTAGTCTTTCCTTGGCTTTATTAAATACCGAGAAAGCGTAAGTGTAATCCGTATCGCACAATAAGGTAAACCACTCTTTTCTCTTTTGTGGAGAGAGACGAGTGAGGTATTCCTTATCGGTTAATAAAGCATGAATTTCTTTAGTATAGTTAAAGTAATCTTTTACTAACTGAGTCTGGTAGGTAATCGTCCCACCGATATTGAGTTCTTCATTGGTGGCTAAATCGATAAAGGAGTGTTTGTTCTCCTTAAAGTCGTTAATGAGTTTATAGGTGTTACCTAAATGCTCTATTACGATTTCCTTGTATCCGTTTTTCGTAAAGTCTACCTTATCAGCAGGGAGGGGAGAGAGGTAATGTAACAAGGAAGACTTACCACTACCATTGGTACCGATAATGGATAAGACATTACCTATCTTAGTAAAATCGATGTCGATTTCAGTAATCGAGGAGAGCTCTAATCGGTAGCACCCTCGAAGAATGAGTTTGATGATTTTCACTGATTGAACCTCTATTCAGTTTTCTTAATTCAGAATAGACTAATCATTTCGATTAAATGGCCAACAGAATAGATAGTACACCCTACCCACTGTCTCACTAAGGGGACAGTGGGTAGAATGGGTAGTATTACATTTAAGCCACAGACATCTGTAGTCTCATTCGATTATCCACTAAGCGTCCCACGTCTTTTTGCATCTCTTCTTTACTGTAACGCAACCAGCGGGGTGTTTTAGCAATGATTTCACGAATGATCTTCTCTTTAGTCTCTTTACCTATCTGGATTTTGCCATCAATCAATTGGGTTTCAATCACACCCAACTCGACATTATCCCAGAATACTCGGTTCAGTTTCATGCCTACGCCTAAGGCTGAATCGGTTTCACAGACAGATAAAATCTCATTGACTTTGTGGAAAATACCATCTTCCAAAACCTCTACTTTAAATAGCCTGCTGTATAGCGAGGAGAGAAACAGAATCCGAATCATTCTTTCAGGAAAGATTTTATCGGCTAACCAGTAGCTAAAGCGAAGAAAATAAGATTGGTTACCCATGATCTTAGCTCCTCAGGATTAGCAATATTAGTAATAGGGGGTTAAAGACAAACTGAATACTAGACGAGCTCTACGTAGATAGCGAGTGTAGAGGCTAGACGAGCTATTCAGCCAGGAATTGAGACGAATAGGTACCTCGAACAATCATGTAATTCTTCAGTCTCACAGTATTGCTGTCTAGCTTCTCGTGTAAAGCGATAAAGGTAGCGTAGCGATAGACTGCTCCTGATTCATGCCAAAGTAAGAGTTTTGCAGTAGGCATTTCATCCTCAATCTGCTTAAACTGATTACGTAAAGGGAGGTCTACACCAAAGCTTAAGGTAATCTCTTTTTCCACTCCATTATCGAATTGAATCTTAGGTTTAATGGAAATCACATCGGTACCTAAGGTTTTCAAGAGAGACTTACCTAGAGCGACTTTCTGTTTCTCTTTACCCTGGATATCCTTCTCGACTACCATTTCCTTAGTGGTATAGAAGTATTCAGTTAAGTCAATCTCACGAATGTGCTCAGCTTGATTAACATAGTGAGACAAAACATGGTTAAGCTCAGTGATGTGGTCAATATTCCTCATGGCTAAATAGATGGGGTCATTGACGTAGGTTAAGCCTTTACCGTCTATGGTCTCTAGATTAGGTACCCCTTTAGGACGACAGAGGTAATACTTACCGTACTTGTGTAAGGCACTGTATACCTTAGAAGAGGTAATATTGTCCATCTGTAAGCAGTAGATTAGGTTATTGTGCTGATAGTGCTGCTTTAACCAGATGTCCTGTACTTCTTCTATCATGTTAACAATAGGGTCACTTCCCTCTAGGTAGAGGATAGCGATTTGGGTATCGGCAATCATCTTTCCGGTATAGAGGTCAATAGGCAGTTTCTTTTCTACCCCATTGATCATCTTCTTCGGGGCAGTGATGGTACCAGGATCACCTAAGTAGAAGATGTTCTTATCCTCTCGTCCCTGGTAAGAGAGATACATTCGTTTATTGGAGAGTAGAGGATGAGGTTTAGGGGGTTTCTTTTCTTTGGCTAAGTCCTCTAGGGTAATGTCACTCTCTAGAATACCTTGGGATTGGGTGAGGTCTACCTGATACTTGAGGTTATTAGCCAGATTCGCCGCGATGGTAGCCATCTTATCGGCAAACACATTAGCGATATTGGAAAGGGTACGTTTATCTGCTTTCGCATCTCCGTGTCCTTTAATCCACTGAGGAGCAAAGTGCAGTTTCTGCTCTCTAATCTGCCCCAAGAGATAATGGATGTCTAACCATTGCTCTTTATTGGATAAAGGTTTACCCGTAGAGCTCATCCAGTTCTCTCTAGCCCATTTATCCACTTGCTTCAATCCCCCTAATACGTATTGGGAATCGCAGTAGAGTAGAGTAAAGTCTACTTTCTCTTCTAGGATAATGGCTAAAGCTTTCTTCATGGCTTCTAATTCAGCCAGATTGTTACTGCCTGGAGTAGGGAATCCACGAGAGTATTCCTTCATTTTCTCAATAAAGACTAAGTAAGGTTTATCGTTTAATACCTTCTTACCGTCTTGAATACGAATGAAGGCGTTTCTGAATTCTTCTACTGAATTCACAGTAGGGAATTCTTTAATGCCTTCCGTCTCTGGTTTCTTACCTTCCCAATACCCTAGGGTAGTGGGGAATAAACCATTAATAGGGAACTTAGCATAAGGCTTATTCGAATACGTATACCAATGTAATCCACAGCCATAGGGACCAGGGTTTTCCCTGAAGTTACCCCCATCGCAGTAAATCACCATGCCGCTGCCAATATAAGACACGAGTGGCTCCTTAGAATAACGAAAACAATGAATCAATACTGGGTACCCCCACTGAAAAGCAGGGGTACCCAGTGTATCGTAAAATCAAATTTAATCGAGGTAGCTTAGATAAAACGGCGAGTAGATTTCTCTTGGTGGTGGTGTTCTAATTTCTCTTATTGGGTAGTGGTGTTTTCTCAGGGTCTCTGCCATAAGCCTCAGAAGCGGCCCTCTTGGTATCGGAAGCATTGAGTACTTCTTCTCTCTTTGCATCCCTATCTTCTACAATCTTATTGGCTACCTCTTTTACATTTTCGGGTGTGTTCTCTACTGGGGGTAGCTCACCTAAGTGGGCAATGAGCTTCTGGTTGCTCTGCTCCAATAATTCGATTCTTTCTTTATACTCTTTCTGCCTGGTTTCCAGGGTACGAAAAGCATCACGCCACAGGCTGGCTCTATCGTATAAAACCTTATTTAAGCATAGAGAAATCGTCAGGATGACGAGCATAATTAGTTTGGATTTATGATGTTTTAGGGCGTCCTTAAAGGAGACGCCACTACCCATAAACCATTCCCAGATAAACCCCCGAATGATGTTAAAGATACTAAGCATCTTCAGTATTTCCTTACCGTGTTTTGTATTCCCCTTAGTATAAAGGAAAAATTTCATTATGTCAACATCTTTAAAAGCTTTTGCTACGCATAGTCTTTTTACGACTAATACCCGTCTAGTCGAGCATACTTTCGGTGAGATTTCCACGGAAAGCAGAACCTTCGAAAAAGACGTACAGTTATACTCACATAACACTGATAAATCTATCAGCTTGGTATTATTTTCTTACCGTGAGAACAACAACGAAATCGCTGTGCCAGTGGAGAAGGTAAACTATACCTTAGACATTGCTAAGTCTGTCTACGATTACGTTACTGCTTCTGCAAGAGAAATCTATAAAGACGAATTGAAGAATAAGCTATTGGACTTACATCGTACTACGTCTCAACACTTTCAAGTAGGTGAGATTGTCAACGATGGTGAGTATTATTGTCCTCAATATGTCGTGTGGGAGGACTTAGTAGGTAATCACTTTCACTTGTGGTTCAGTGATGCCTCTTTCCAGAGTGAATACGACCAATTCGAAATCGAAGTCGTGCCTCCGGTAGATAAGATTGATATTTTCTTCTCTACCCGAAGTGAAGTAGAGAAAGAGCTGGCTAAGACACCTGTAGACGTATTGACTAAGAAAGCCAATGCTAAGAAAGCGCATTCTCCGGTTACGGTATTTAGATTGGACATCTTCAAGTGGCATAACCCTGTTTCTGGTAATCCTGAATTAGATACTAATTGGTACATCCTGATTTGGGGTGATGCAGGCGATAATATTGATGCCATTAAGGAGAAGTTACAAGCTGAGATTCTCAGTAAGTCTAAACACAATCGAGATGAGTGGAAGCGTATCTTCCCAGAAATCTTTACCCGCAGTGAGTTCATCATCGTACCTCAGTGGGATGTGTTCTCTAATGAGAATAAGATTAAGTCTAAAGCTTCCCTATATTCTCCTTTTGTTCGGTATAAAGACGCTTTACCTAAGTATGCTATTCCCTTCATGACAGACATGAGTGAAGAGCACATTAAGGAGCACATGCAGATTACTTCTCTCTATTACCGAAGCATTGCGGCTATTTGCTGTGGTTCTCCTGAGAATAAGGATAACAAGTTCCACATCACCGATGTCTTCCCTGATTACATTGATGTACCGTCTACTTCTACGGACTTTAACTATCAAGATGTCACCACACAGAAGTGGAGTATTAAGATTCAGGAAATGCTGCATATCGCAGAGGAGATGACCGAAACCTCAGCTCTACCAAGAGAAAGGATTACCCTGAATAATGGTCAGGTAGTCAATGGAGAGAAGATTTACACTCGAGTGATTCGAAATGGTAAGCTCTTCCTAACCATGAAGTTTGGTGATTACCATTACTTGATAGCAGCGAAGAAGACGATAGCTTAAGTAAGATAAAGATTACACTACTCTACTCCTCATCCAGGGGAGTAGAGTAGGTGTCTTTTGTTCAGTTTTAAAAGAGAAAGGTAAGTTTAAAAGATTTATATACCTAACCTAATGTCTCATTTAGATACTTAATGTAAAGTTTTCAACTATAAATCCCTCTGTAATCCTTACTGGATAAGGCTTTCAGCCATTTGGTATTACCATTCCCTATTTATAAATTAATATAAACTAACGTTTCTAGCGGGATTAGCCTCTCTAAAACCACTCTAAATTCACTCTACTATTCTACCTCTATCGCTAGCCTTACAAATGGTAAACGAGCGGGTTAGGGTGCCAGCGAGTGAATGCAGTAAGTATTATAAAATTACCTTAAACACATTCAATCAACAAAAGCGACAAAAAGAAATCAATTAACCCAGGCAGTGCACCCTAATGCACCACCTGAGCCAATGTGTAGATTAGTAAATGCCTTAGAATGGAGTAGATTACCGTAAATCACTCTATTTTGCGATTATAGAGCATTTAAGCCTTTAGGTAGGCTAGGGTATACCCTATACCCTTCATCGAGCTATTAGGTGCCTCTACGGCTCTGTAAACGCTATTCTTAGTATTTGTACTACTCTTACTAAGCTCATCTAATCTTCCTCTTGTAATCCTCTACGTTTACTTTTCTTTTTTCTAAGTATCGAGAGACAGGCTTCATGAGCCTTTTCTTGATAGGTGGCTCTCTGCCTTTAAAAACGGTATCATTGTAATTCAGTCCTATTCGGTATAACCAAGTATAGCTGTAGGGAGCTAAGTTTAAACTGAATAACCTTTCGTTTTCATGGACTTTCCACATTCTGTTTTCAATGTGGCTACAGGTAAAGAGTCTACTGCGTCTCTTATTGCCTTCACTGTCGATTAACCAATCTCTTTTGCTTAAGTTCTTGAGTAGGTACTTCATGCAATGCAATAGTCTCTCTATCTTGAAGTAATCGCTTCTCTGTACTTTACCTAAGACTTCGCTTTTGTCAGGTAGTCGGTAAGTATCTAGATTACGACTATACCACCTCTTACCCCCTAATTCTAGCCACTTAAGCCCTATATTTCGAACAAAACTACCTATTTCAGTACCTGTTTTTAAGAAGAAGTAACCGTGTAAGTGAATCCCCTCCTCACCAGTCCCTATATTTTTCTCCCCTTTCTCTCTAACAGCACAATAGTCTAAGTAACCTTTCATGTCACGAAAGTACCTAGCTAGACTTCCAAACCTCTCGTTAAATACATCTAAATCCTCATCTTCACCAAACAGATCTAATCTAACGACTAGTATACTTTCGTTTTCTATCATGAGGATGTTGATTAGGTTTTTCAATTTAAGGAAGGTGAACTTAATACCAATATCGTCTACAGGTAAGCTATATCGCCACTTCAAGCTCTTACGAGTAGGTACCGGTAAGTAAGGGTTTCTTAAAGGGTGGTTAAGAGGTAATTTACTCCTGTCTATAGGTAGTCTAAATCCTAACCAGTCTTTACTGTTGTATTGTTTTATCTTGTCTTCTTGCTCTTTTAAGGTTTTCTTAATGTTGTTGGTTCTAGATAGATTCAATTGTTCTCTTTCCATTAGTCTTTGGTGTAGTTGTTTAGTAGAGGAGTCTACTAGGTAGTCAGTTTCCACCAGAAGTTTATAATCCCTAGTGTTCTTGGGAGTGATATTTAGTAGTTTTTCAATAATCTGGTCTCTGGATAGATTATCTGAATCTAAGGGTTCTAGTAAGCTAAAAGGCTTACTGATAGAACCAACAGGTTCGTTACCTATTGTATGCATTTTAAAAAAGTCCTTGTAGGTTGAATTAGCTAGTCTATTCCTGGGAAGGGATAAGTAGACTTATAAGGCATTCAGTACCGTCTAGTTTGGTATGGTGGTTAGAAGACACTATACTGGATTAGACGGTACCTCTCTTTTTTCACGTTTGATTAGAATAACAGTGTCTAGTCGTTTTAGGTATCATGCTACACTCATTCGTGGGTCCCACCCCACTCATTTGCCGTTTGCATTGGTGGTTGCACTAGGCAGTAAAGTGTGTATAAAATTGGTTGTTTTTATTAGAGAGTAGTTGGTGCAACGTTGGTTAGTTTATATAATTTATAATGGGGAGCACAATACACAAGTACCTGAAACCCTTGACTGGTAAGGGTTTTAGAGGAATTTGGATGTATTGAAAAACCCCTAATTATATACTGTAACATATTCACCGCATTAGTTTATATTTTTAAACTTACTCTCATAGACTTTGGAATTATAACAAGCTAATAAAATACAGTAAAAACAATACTCTCTACTACCTCCAGTTGGGTAGTAGAGAGTAGTCTAAATTGTTTATAGAAAAGACAGTAAATTGTAGAAGTAAGCTACTGGTATTCTCCTTCTATTAGTGGGAGTACAAGCATCATTATAGTAGCTATCTTCTACTAAAGGAAAACTGGTATTGTAGACTCTAGGTTTATACTGACAATCAGCAGTCTCTAATACGTATTTATCTACATCATGTACATAAACGTATTCCTCGAACTTACCTAGACGAGTCATCATCGGTAGTAGAGGTAACTTATCCGTTAGGTAGTTATTCGGTATACCCCTCTGTTGAGGATAAGTAATCTCCTTAAATACCTCTTTATTATCCAGTAATACGATAAAGGAATAGCTCAGTGTCAAGTACTGCTTAATAAACTCATCACCGTAGAGGTCTTTTAGATTAACATTAGTCTCACCGTATCGTTTATCGAATAGAGTATCACTGATGTTTAAGTCTTCCATAGAGAGGTGAATTCTCTCCATTAGAGGAGTATTCTTCAGCTTAATCTTAATGGCACTATTGGATACTCTAGTAAAGACATCGTAATCCAATACATGGAGAAAACCCCCTATTACCAGCATAATGGTTTTCTCACTACAATCTTCCCCTATATCAATACAGCATTCCTGATAGAGGTCTACATCTTGATTAAACTTAGAAATCATGCTCTCTGTAATCGGAATCTGCTTCAATTCACCTAAGTTCTCGAAACTAATCACCCCAATACAGATTTTGTCTCTTTTACGAATCGTTTCGTATCCATTTGTTACCCACAGTCCTCTGGCGTTCGCATCGGTAGCATGAACATAGCCATTTACCGTAATCAGCGTATGCTTAAATAGGTCTATTGGGTCTACCTTCTCTTTCGTGATAAACAAGTCCTGATAGCTGTACTTATCCGACAGATTGCCGTCTGGATATTTACCTCTCTGTACAGGATAAACTTTAAAGCGATTACTCAGTGCTTCATGGTAGAGTAATCCCTTCTTACTTAAGGTAGTCTTGAGATTACCTAATGGTAGTNGATAGCTGTACTTATCCGACAGATTACCGTCTGGATATTTACCTCTCTGCACAGGAGAAACTTTAAACCGATTACTCAGTGCTTCATGGTAGAGTAATCCCTTCTTACTTAAGGTAGTCTTGAGATTACCTAACGGTAAAGCTTTGTCTCCAATACTCTCTAAGTAATCTTTAAAGGTTTTGGTTTCATCACGAATCTCAGCTTCGTAATCATCCACCAGTACAGAACCCTTCTCTTTAGTATAAGGATTTTCTAGGCTGGCTCGAATAGTAGAATATCTTTTATAGAGTCTTCGCACTGGATATTGTTCTAGATCGACTTTCTCCCACTTGGCTTGGGAGTCGATTACCTTACCAATCGCGGAAATAATCTTATAAGGCATAACGCGTAACCTCCGGAATCTAAAAATATGAACATTTAGCCAATATAGCTGTAATGTAATTACTTTCTACAGTAATTACCAACATCATTAAGGCCTATGTTTTATTACGTAATCAAACAAGACATATAGCTATTTTTCAAAGAATAAGGAGCGATTTAATGCTTACTTTATCTATTTCCCTAGGGGAGGTATAAGATGCCAGCACCTTATGCATTCGACCCTACGTGTCGAAATCCGGATAACTTAATCCTGGATGAGCGACACACCATTACTGTTAGAAACAGTTACGATTTCAATTACCTGATTCCGGATTATGCCCCTTTCTTTACTCGTGACTTCAAGGTATACACGAAGACCAATCTAGGGGTAAAACAGTACTTCACTGAAGGGGTGGACTACGTATTTGGTTTCCGTTTCATCCAAGGTACGGTTTCTACTGGTCTACCGCTCTACGGTTCATTGCAGTTTATTAACCGTCAGTTCTCAGGTGACGTGTGGTTAGAGTACCGTACACTCGGTGGTGATTGGAATTTAACGGCGACTAAAATCCAGAAGATTCTAGCCGAATGGCGGCACAATCCTGTTCTCTCTACTTGGGAGCAAGTAGCAAATCTGCCGTATCAATTCCCACCTACTAGTCACAACCACAATGTGGAAGACCTGACTACGGTAAAAGACCTCATTGCCGCTATTCGCCAGATTACCGGTAATGACACTACCCAGTTAGAGAATATTGTTACAACTATTGTAACCAATAAGCTGCGTAACATCTCCAAAACAGACTTAGGTTTAAACAATGTACTGAACTTAGGTATTCTGCCTCTAAACCAAGGTAGCAACAATACCGATAACTATTACGTTACACCACGTGGTGTCCGTGATATCATCGACAATTACATTAAACCGAGTCTAGATGACCACATCCGTGCTCGTGGTAACGTACATGGTTTAACAGCTGATGACATCAGTGTCTATACCAAAGCTAAGGTAGATGAACTCTTAGCTAATAAACTTGGTAAGACTGAGAAAGCAGAAGACACCAAGAAGGTAGACGGTAGAACCGCTGAACAGTACAAACTCTACGTACTAGAGGGTACTGCCCAGAATACCACCAAGTTCAATAACCTCTCCTATAGCGAGATGATGGACGATGTAATTAAGCGCATGAATGCCTTGATTGCTTCCTCTGGTAACAGTGATCCTAACTTCTTACCGGCTGCAGTAGCCAAACTGACTGCTAAGAATGCCTTACACTTCGATAATAAGACTCCTGAGCAGTATCGTGATTGGTTAAAAGACAACCTCTTTGGTAAGACATACGACCAATGGCTAGCTGACTTGAAATCCTCTATCACCTTACTGGGTGGTAAGTCTAAAGAGGAAATCATTGCTGAAGCTAAACAGAATGTCAATGCTACTCAGTTAGGTAACAAGACTCTGTCTGCCTTAATGCAAGACGTAAATGACTTAGTAGCCAATGCACCTAACGCACTGAAGTTTGGTGGTAAGACTTATACTCAGGCTAAAGAAGACATAAGCGAACAAGTATTAGACGATGCATCCGAATCCTTTGTTTCCATGGGTTCAGGTGCCAGACAAGAAGTTGCTGAACGTACTGGCCAGAATCTCTCCAAAGTCGTGAAACTAGGTAAAGAGACTGGTAAGAACAACGTAGCGGTTTCTCTGGATGATACTGACTTAGGTAACCTTTACCTGGCTCGCCGTCCTCTAGGCCCTTCTGTCAACCTCAATACTTTAACAGCAGACAATGGTACTGGTATCTATTCTCTAGAAGATAGTACTAACCCCATTACCTCTCTTAACTACCCAGTAGATAAGAAAGGTAGCTTGATGGTATTGCCTTCTGCGAATAAAGGTATTCAGTTGTACTTCCCTGAAGACGATAACCGTATCTACAAGCGTTATACCACCAATACCAATGGCGATTGGAGTGCCTGGAGTAATATCTCAGGTGGTAGTGAATTCAGTAACTACCTGAAACTGACTGGTGCTAATACCAGTACAGCCGGTATTACCTTAGCACCTTCTAATGCCAATGGTGCCTGGATTATCGAACAAACCAGCAATGGTAACTTGACCTTCTTCCGTAAGGCTGCTTCTAACGGTGAACCGACTGGTAGCCCGACTGCTTCAGTAACGATTCCTACTGGGGTAGGTAATAGCAAGATTGTGGCTTTAACGGACAATACCGTCGGTCTAAACGGTAACCAGACAGTAAACGGTGTTAAGACATTCAGTCAGTCTATTACGGGTGCTAAAGACATCGTACTGAACCGCAATGAAGCCAGCACTAGACCTGAAGTCATCATGAACGATACTTCGGTTAATGTACAAAACATTCCTACCAACAAAACCGTAGGTAGAGTATTGTTTAATGCTGGTGAGAATGGTACGAAGAATGTGTCTTCTCTCAGTGCTATTTTGCATTCCGATAAGACCACTTCCGCTGTCTTGGGTACTTACAGTAGCGATGGTGCTAATGTCATCAATCTACGTGTCTTCTCCTCCGGTAATACTGTTATCGGTAATGGTAGTGACGACAAGGTTAATAAGTTACAGGTATCCGGTACAGCCATAGCTGCTACTCCTGATGCTTCTGCCAATAACAATCAATTGGCGACCACTTCATGGGTACGTACTCTCTTGGCTTCTGCCGCAGGTACGACGATTAAAGAAGCTGTCCTAGCCGAACTCATGGACCCAGCCACGAATAAGTTTAAACAAAGCTTAATGCCGCCTGCTAAATGGCAGTAATGCCACAGCATCACTACCTTCTACCGAGGGCAGTAATAGGTAGTAAGCAATAGACTAGAGTATAGGCTAATCCCTATACTCTAGCTATCCGTTTAGACTGTGTTTGTATTTAGAATAGGATATTTCAATATGCCTTTACCAAACGTCTATCGGTACGAGTTTGATAAGTCTGGACAGAATCCAAACAACCTCGTATCGAACGAATCCCACACGACGACACAGAGGATTCGTAAAGTAATCGTACCGCACTATGGGCATTTCTATACCAATTCTGTCGTGATTACCGATGTAAAGACAGGCCAGGTATTACCCACTAGTGCTTACTTCTTCGATGACATATCGGAGACGATTGCCATGTTGACTGGTTTACCAGCAGCCATGGTGATTATTATTAAAGACCAGACGACTTCTAATCAGTTTAGCGTGACTTACCAGGCAGTAGGTGGTGAGT